ATTTTTGTTATCGCAGTTCTGTCTAAATGTAGAGCTTCTGCCTTTTGTTTGCCAATATTTTTGTAAGTTAATGCTATATTAGAACCTACTTCTCTAGCTTTTATTAAATCTTCATAAACTAATGCGTCTATATGTGTATAACCATTTTCTATTGCTGTTTTAATTCTTCTGTTGCCATAAATACAAATAAGCAAATTAGATTCTGCAAATAATATAACTGGATTGTAAAGTAAATGTGGTTCGTCTAATGTTTTTATTTTACGTCTTTGTAATACCTGATTAATGTATTTAAAATCTTTGTTTGAATAAACTCTAACTTCATTCCAGTTCTTATCACCTTCTTGTCTATCTATTTGGCTACAATATTTAATCTTATTAACTGGTACTGATATTATGTTTTCGTTTCTATGAATACTCTCTAATCTTTTTTCTAATAATTGCTTTTCCATCTTTTCCAGTCCAATGTATTGTTTTAATGTTTGTGTTTGTTTCTGCAAGTCTAAGCCATTGATATTCTCTAGGTAATGTTAAAACTTTATATTTATGTGCTATCTTGTTCAAACATTCTTGATCTCCATAAGTTGAAAACTTTTCACATTCTAACTTCCATTCTTGTAAGAAATCTTGATTGTTACAAACAACCAAACCTGATGCAAAGTGATTATGTCTATTGCACCAATCTTCAGTAACAGCAATATCATAACCTTGTGATAGTTCAAATATATCTGATATGTTAGTTAATATTTCTATGTCGCTATCAATCCAGCATATTTGTTTCTCTAAAGTTTCTAACATCATTCTTGGTTTATAATACCAAGCTTTCATTAATGGTTTATAAGATATGCAATTAGGATAGCTGTTCTCTAATCCAAAGTCAGCTATGTAAAGTTTATTAGTTAGGTGTTTGTTATATGTACGAATAAACCATTGAAGTATATCTTCATGTTCTTTATCGCTTCCAGTTATAAAGTTCATAACTGAATCTTAACTGTATTAGTATAAATGTTAAACCAATCTGATGAGTAATCACAATCTTCATACTTTTCAAAGTAACAACCACCATTTGTAAAGTGTATGTTCTTAACATTAGGATTATGTGGGTATTCGTTAACTAACCAATTCCATTCTAAAGGTAAACCACCAACCTTATTAGTCCATTTGAATTGATGAAGTTCTAACCCTGATGCAGTATCTACATATTCTTTTGTAAGCTGTTTGCATTTGTCAGTATTCATTAGCATTAGACTAGACCAGTTCTTTTTTTCATAAACAGTTTGTATTTGATTGCCGAACTTAGATAGATTCTTAGGTGTATAATCATGCTGACAAACCATAACTGCATAATCATCATTTCTTAAATCCCATAGTTCTTTGATGTCAGCTTTAAACAGCATATCGCAATCTAGGAATAATGCCCAACCTTTATAATCCATAAGGTAAGGAACTATAAATCTACTAAATGAGAACTCAGTAGATGATAAACTATTTCTTGGTCTTGTGAATGAGTCTTTAAGATTTGGTAAATATAAAGGTATAAATCTAACTGGTACTGAACTATGTCTTAGTATGCTCTCGCTAAGTATGTGATAAGCTATTTTCTCTTTGCTATCATAACCGATAAAGACATTAATCATTATCTTGTAGTTTTTTTAACTCTATTTCTTTGATCTGAAGTTCCTCGTTTAATCTGTCTATTTCTTTTTTAAGATCGTAAATAATAACTTCAAGATCGTGTGACCCTCTTTGCTTCCTATCAATCATACTTCTTGGTTTTTTTCTTCCACACATTTAAACATTAAATCCTTATATATAATACCTTGTTCGTTTAAAGTTTCTATAATTAATTCTCCTTGTTTCTCACCGAATCTATTACAATCTTCTAAAGTCTTGAAGGTTCTATTATCTTCCATCTTTAAAAATATGGGTCTATATTCCTGCCCATTAAAAATAAGCACGAAGAATACCACAAAGTATTCCACTACTTTTTTTTATTCTGATATGCCCTCAAATATCTTCTACCTAAAGCTACTGCTTCAGGTTTTGATTTACCATAATAACCCCAAGCTTCTAAACTTAACTTTAGTCTAGTCTTGCGACCCTTCTCATCATACAATCTACCTCTAGCACTTCCCATTCTAACTAGGAATGAACCTTTGCGTCTTAATTGCATTGGCGAACTTGGACGACCTTTTACTGGTGGTCTTAGATTGCTTCCAGTAGCACGATTGTATCTAGCACGACCTGATGCACTTAGTCCACCTTTTCTATTCTTATCAGATTTTCTTAAACTAAACTTTACCATATTTCTTTGTGTTAATACTAACTGGTGCTTGTTTCTTAACTTTTAAATTGTGTTTCTTCATTAATAAATTAACAATACATTGATGACAAGCTTTAATATGTTGCTCTAGTTTATTAACCATTAGTCTTTTACAGAATATACATTTACTCATTTTTAACTTCTAATATTTCTTTTGGTTCTTCAATTATATCATAGATTGGTAGTGGTGCATCAGAATCAGAATCTAATCTTTCATTTACTTGACCTAGCATTTGTTTTCCAAGCCAAATCAACATAACTACATTACCCTTTTCAACTGCTGTTTGCCATTGTTTCCTTCTTAAAGATATATTCCCTTCAGCTTTCCCTTTGGCTATTTCATTGGAAAAATTATCTCTTAAAGTATCAATATGACAATCAAAGAATGAAGCCATTTCTTGCATAGTACAATGTAATCTAGCTAATCTTTTTACTTGTTCTGGGTCTATATTTAATCTGGGTCTGCCTACCTTTTTAACCTCAGATTGAATTGTAGGTTTTTCCTGATTGCTCATGTATAGCTTCTTTTCCAGTATATTGTTGCCACCTTAATATTATTACATCTACAAATTGTGGATTATGTTCAAAACCATAACAAATTTTATTTAATTTTTCACAAGCAATTAGTGTACTGCCAGAACCTAAAAATAAATCTAATACATATTTGTTTGCGTATAATTTTATATATTTCTCACAAAGTTCAACTGGTTTTGAATAACTTAGTTTGTTGTCATTGTCTTTTTTGCCAACATATAATTTAGAATATAAGTTTTTATCAAGACCTTTATTTGGACATTGGTCTCCTATTATTGAAATATACTCAACATCTGTCATCATATGACCACCATAATTGGGTGCAACATTTTCTTTTTTATAAAAACATAAATCAAAAGACTTATTGTTGTTTTCTGCTAATTCAATGTATTTTTTAATTAATGGTTTGTTATGAAAATAAATGTTAGTTTTTGAATAAAGTTTTAATTGTGATGGTTCAAATTTACTTACATTGTTTACTTCAATTTGTTTCATTGAATTTGCTTCTTTTAAAATACCACCACCTTTAGTTGTTAATTCATATGGTGGGTCTGTAAAAGTTAATTTATTTTCTATATTAGAAATAAAAGAACCAACTAAATCTTCATTAAAACTATTTTCACAAACAATTTTATGGTTACCCAATATAAATATATCTCCTAGCTTAGACTTAGGGTTTTCTTTTACTTCTGGTACTGCGTCATCATCAGTTAAACCTTGTTTTTCATCATATAATAAATCATCTATAAACTTATCATCAAATCCTAGTAACTTAATATCAAAGCTATCTTCTTGTAATCCTTCAATCTCTACTGATAGTTTTTCTAAATCCCAACCTGCGTTAAGTGCTAATTGGTTGTCTGCTATGATTAAAGCTTTGATTTGAGTTTTTGTTAGCCCAGAAATTACAATGCAAGGAACTTCATCTAATCCTAATTTCTTAGATGCTAGTAATCTTCCATGTCCAGCTATGATTGTATTGTCTTGTTCAATGAGTATAGGATTAGTAAATCCAAATTCTTTTATGCTAGATGCAATTTGTGTTATTTGTTCTTCGCTATGCGTCCTACTGTTATTAACGTAGGGTATAAGTTCAGATACCTTCTTTTTTAATAGTTCCATATTAACCGACTATGTTCGTTAAATGTTCTATTAATCTTTTTTAAGAGATTTGTAAAGGAACTCTAGTAAATCTTGGTTTTGGTATAGGATATGACATAGACCATTAGCTGTTGAGTTACATACTATTTCTTCAGCTTTTGCAGATAAGTCTAATTTGTATTCGTCATGTATCATGTGGCAGATTTCATGGATTAAAGTGTTAGCCATCTGAATACTGTCTAATGATTTGTCTAAGGTTAGTGTGTTTGTATCTGAGCAAAATTCGCCAAAAATCTTTTTCTTATTTGCAATATCCTTCTCAATGAAGTTTAGATTAATAATCCTGCTTCCAAAGATTATTGTATCTAAGTTCATTTTCTTTTAAGCTTCTTGGCTATATATAGGTTCTTAACGAAGCTAGATTTTTTGCCGAACTTTTGACCAGCAGATCGTCTAGCAGATTTATAAGCTTTAGATTTTTTATTAAATGACTTTGGTTTGCCAAGTCCTGATGGTCTTTTAGTTTTCCAAATAGGTTTTTTCATTTCTTTTTTCTGGGCATTTTTAAAGGTTTAGGTTTATAAACTCTATATGTGCCTTTTGTTTTAACTTTATTTGTGTAAAGTTTGTTTAACGAAGTTGAAGTAGTCTCATCTGCCATTATAACTTGCCTTTGTATTTAATTAGTATCTGCTTAACATGATTTGCATATTCTTTACTAGTGCTAAAATTATCTAGTGTATCTGCTAATATCATTGGGTCTTTAGTTCTGTTTCTCACAATTCTAAATTCTTGGTAATGATGATTGGTGTTAAGAAGATTAATATAAAATTTAACTGATTGGCATTTAGTTTTAAATGTTTTAACTCGCCAATTTATTGATGGGTCTTGCTTTAATGGAAGCATACCATTTTTAGACCATACTCTAATTCCAAATAAATTATTTCCTTCTACTGCAAATCGTGAATTTCCAAAGTTACTCTCTACGATTGCTTGTGCAATTATTAATGCTGTTGGGATTTGTTCTTCCTTCCTTATCTCTAGGTTATGATAAGCAATACATTTCTGCATACTTACAATAAACCTTTCGCTAGAGATATTTTCTACTTTAGGTTCAAAGAACCCTATCT